GGCGAACTTCTTCCTGAGAGCCAAGAGAAGCTCCAAGAACAAGTTCAAAGTGAAGCCCTCATCAAGGCGGAAGAACTTTCAAACCTGCTCCAGCATCCTGGCTGGAAGCAGATCAAAGAAGTTATGGAAGCAACTATCAAGCAAGAGACTCACAGTCTCCTCTTCGCTTCTAACCTCGAATACATCGTACGCGCGCAGGCAATCATACGCGCTCGAAAAGACCTTTTAGATTTCATCGAGATGAAACTCGCTGAAGGCAAAGCTTTGCTGGACGAGAGCAAGACCTAACGTCTTGCTTGGCCCTCCTAACGGGGGATAACCAAAGGGGAAACCAAACATGTCAGAAGCAAATCGGATAACCGATCCTAACGAATCGGCCCAAACAGAAAACCAAGAAACGATCGAACAACCGAGCGCTGAGGCACCAGCCGAAGCAGAACTCGATATGATACCTGAGAAGTTCGTAGGTAAGAGTCCCATGGAGATAATCCAGGCGTACAACAACCTAGAGAAACATTCTTCGAAGGTCAGTTCTGAACGATCAGAAGAGCGGAAAAAGAGAGAAGCACTTGAAGACAGGATCAAAGATCTTGAACTTAGAGCAGCTACACCTCAATCGCAACCCGCTCAGCATACCGTAGAAACAAGTCCAGAAACGGACCCGTTTGCAGAGTACGAAGAACAGATCGATACGAATCCTAAAGAAGCTATCAAAAAGCTTGTTAAGAGCGTTCGCAACGAAGTGATCTCTGAATCTGAACGCAGGAACATGCGTGAAGAACAACAGAGAGCAACTGAATATCATCTTACTCAAAAAGCGGCCAATCCAGAGTACGCAAAACTTGAACCTACCATGCTGCAACTCTCGCAGGAATTCGCCGACTTGGTCCACCCAAGCAAAGCTAGTTCTGTAAAAGCGCTGAAGCTGTTGCACTTGGCCGCTAAGGGAGCACGGATGGAAGACTATCTTTCTGAAGCTACTTCTAAAGCAAAAAAAGAATCACAAAGTGTCAAAGAAGAAAAGCGCTCTGCTTTCTCCGAAAGTTCTGCTCAAAGCAAAACTGAAGGAAAGAAATCCATCAAGGATATGACGGTTGAAGAAATCGAAGCCCTTTATGGGATCGCTCGTCAATCTTAAGACACGCACCTAGGAGACACCCATGTCAGTCATGACAATGAGTTCGAACTCAGCGAACCTTCATCTCTACTACGAGAAGAAGCTCTTGAGTACCTTGGAACCCCGACTCCAACTATATAAGCTCGGGAAAAAACAAAAGTTGCCGTTAGGTAACGGTAAACAAGTTAAATGGTTACGCTACACCAAAGTAGCATCTAGCACGTCTGCTCTTACTGAAGGAACAGCTCCTTCGGAAATCAGCTTGACGACTGCTAACGTCACTGCAGACATCGCGCAGTACGGTCAGTTTGCGAAGATCTCTGATCTTCTCTCTGACACTGCGATCGATCCAGTGCTTCAAAACTGTGCTGAACGGTTTGGTCGCGCTGCTGCGGAAACCATTGAAGACTTGATCGTTGCAGAATTAGACGCTGCAGCTGCAGTTCAATACGTCAACAACCGTGGTGCTGTGAACAGCATCTTGGCTGGCGACATCTTGAACCACAGCGAGCTTCTTGAAGCAATGATCGTCCAAAAGCAAAACTACATTGGGCCTCACGAAATGGGCGCTTACATGGGAGTTATCCACGCTGCTTGCCAATTCGATCTTTTGAACGAAACGGCTGTCGGATCGTGGGTGGACGTAAACAAGCACGTAGGATCTGAGCAAGGTAAAATCTTGCGCGGTGAATTCGGACAGTTATACGGAATGCGTTTACTTGTCTCTGACAAGATGACCGCTGCGACTAACTCTGGATCCGTCTCTGTTAAGAACAACTATGTTATTGGCGAAGAAGCCTTCGGCGTAGTGGAACTTGATGGCGATTCTATCAAGATGATCATCAAAGACCACAAATCTGGCGGAGTAGCAAACCCGTTAGAACAATTCGCGACGGTTGGTTACAAGATCCACGGCTTCAAAGCCAAGTATCTTGATGCTTCCTCGAGTCGTGTTCGTTTGATCAAATCATCGGCTTCTATCTAAGGAGGTTGTATGGGTTTATCAGTAAGACCACAACATGCTTCCGGTTCCTATACCGGAGACGGAGCAGCTCAGAACATCGTTCTCGGTTTCAGACCATTAATCGTGATCTGTTACAACGAGACTGATGGCGACGTGCTGTTCCTAGGAATAGACGGACTTGCAGATGGCAAGGCTATCTCGGTTGATACCGAAGTAGCTCTTGAAGCTGCGAACTGTCTCACCTTCACTAACCAGGGTTTTAGCGTTGGCACTACCATGTCGGAATCGGCAAAAGTGTTTCGCTATTACGCTGTCTAAGGAGACATCATGCGTATACTCAACGAGTTCGCAATCGGTACCTATACTGGAACTACAGCTGCTGTGTCAGTGACACTTGGCTTCAAACCAGTATGCGTTATCGTGTTCAACGAAACAGATGGTGACAAGATGTGGCTTCATATTCAAGGGCAAGCAGCTGGTTCTGCTTACACTATTGATACTGAAGTTGCGTTAGAAGTTACCAACTCGGTTACGTTGTCTACTACTGGCTTCACAGCTGGTACGGACATGTCCGAGTCTGCGAAAGTATTTAGATACATCGCGTTCTAGTCCTCTGAGGGGGAGCCTTCGGGCTCCCTCCTCTCTTCTCTCGAGTTTCTCCTGTATTTATTTGACCTACAAGACAAGTTACGACGCTTGAACCCTGATCTCAAGATCTTGCAAGACAAGCAATGTCGAATAGCGGCAGACGTACCTTCGTACCCTCTGACCCTTCAACACGGCAAGCGAACGATCTATCGCACGCACAACGCAAAGAACTACGTAGACGGCGTCACCCGCAAATTTATGGAAATGAAAGAAAACGGCCAAGCAGGGGAATATCTCTGCGGAGTCTCTGAATGGACTCCCGAATGGGATCGCTTCAACGTCGAAACCGGAGCTCTCATGATGAGAGGCTGGAGAAGCCTAGTCCTTCACTTAGTAAGAAAAGGTGTCTGCTCCCTTGAACGAGCACGAAAAGTTTTCAGCAGCAGCCTTGGCGAGTCTGACTATGACCGCTGGAGTTTTGATCAAAAGCTGGCTAAGGCCAGAGAGGAATAGCATCCATGCCATCTTCAACACTTGGATTTACGGGGAACGAAATTGTTAGTCGAGTTGTTAGTTTTGTCGGCAATTCTAGCCCAAGTTTTCAAACATACGTCGAGAATACTCTTCCGCTAGCAGAGTTCAGATACTGCAACATGCATCCGTGGAAGTTTCTCTACAAGTCCAACTTGTCGCTGTCTGTGACCAACGGAACCGACGAATACAACTTAACTACTGCCACTATCGGCTTCAACATGGCCGCAGAAGATGTGCATCAGATTTTCGACCAGACTAACGGGCGAGTACTCCGCAAGGTCGACATCAAAGACATTCGCAGACTTGATCCTAAGCACAACGACGGATCCGCTACTGACGAAGTTACTATGTGGGCTCCGTTAGGCGATAACCGAATTCTTCTCTATCCTCCGACGTTTGCTAGCGCAACGTTGAAGATAGATGGCTGGATCAGCCCAGGCGCTCTAACAGATTTAACTACTTACCCTACGGTTCCTTTTCGTTTCCAGGAAGGTTTTATCGACTACGTGATCGGGAAATGCCTGCAACGTGAGAACGACGACAGAGCTGACACCCACGTCCAGAACACGATGGGACTCATCATGGCTGACGTCAGAAAAGACATGACTGCTAAAGGCGACGTAGATCACCCGCGCGTACGCTCGTGGGCAGAAGCTAACGTCGACGGAGTCGGCGGATCAGACCTTTCTAACTTGTACTTCAACTATCTCTTCTCTTTCGAATACTAGGAGCTCCTCTGAGCTTACGTAACACAGCATACGACGCCGAATTCGGCAAACCAATGGGGCTAGACACTACGTCTCCTCTTTCTACTATGAAAGAAGGATACGTCAGGAAAGCTCAGAACGTCGACCCTGGCCTCTTCGGTGGATACACGAAGCGAGCAGGCTACACGAACAAGGCTACGACTCCTTGGACTGGCCGAAGCATCACTGGCGGAATCGAATACGAGAGCGCTGGCGGAACTTCTAAGATCATAATCTATGGCGTAACTGCCTCAGGCGGATCAGGAATCATTGGAGACTTTACTCCAAGCGCCGTCACGAACATCAGCACTGGCTTATCCAGTACTGCGAGACCGCACTTCGTGCAGTTCGACTCAAGGCTCCTGTTCTTCAACGGAGTAGACACGCCAATACTTTACGACGGATCTGCCGCCAGACAAGTAGGGATAACTGCTCCTGTTGGTGCTCCTACGTTCTCTTCAGAGAACAGCTCTGGAGATCTGACACCTCTTTCGTCTTACATAGGTGCCTACACCTACTACAACTCCGACACTGGAGCTGAAAGCACTCCGTCTCCGCTCTCAGATCCACATACTCTTACAGGAGCAAACGATGCGATCGTATGGAACGTTACTCCTGGGGATTCTGCTACTGCCGATACTATCCGGTTCTATAGGACTTACGGCAACGGAAACGCACTATATCTTGATGGCACTGCTAGCATCGCTGCAACTACTTATACTTCTACTGTCGCTGACGCCGGACTAGGAAGACAGATAGAGCTAGATAACACTCGTATTACAGACCTCAGCTCCTCTGCAAACTATCCGACTGTAGCTGACTCCCGAATCTTCTTAAAGTCAGGAGACAACGAAGTACGATTCTCAAAGTTAGGCCAAGAAGGTCCTATGCCCGAAAGCTTCGAAGCTAAGAGCTTCGTACCTTGCGCAGGACGTTTCGGGATCCACGACAAGATCATAGGAACTAACAGAATAAATCAGCTTCCTATCATCTTGAAGGAACGATCCATAGGTCGCTTAGATCCTATAGGACTTCCAGACAACACAGTTTCTAGAGACAACGTCTCTTATCAGTTCCGCGAGATCACAGACACCGTAGGTGCTGTGGCTCACGAGGCGGCAGTGCAGGTGCTAGGGGAACTCGTTTTTATCGGACGAGATGCCAACATCTACGCAACAGATGGGATCAACGTAAGGCACATCAGCGACGCTATCGACAAGACTCTGAACGACTTAGGTTTCACAGCTACTCAGCGTCCTAAGCTTTCTGCGATCAACGACCCTGAAGCCCAAAAAGTTTATTTTCAAGTCTTCGCTAACTCAGCATCTGCTTCCCCTACCATCGTCCTTGTAGGGGACTACCGGCACTACCCTGAGTTCCGCTGGACTACCTATGAGCCAGGTTCTAACTCCGTGACACATCCGGGAGTCAAGGCAGGCTGCTTCTTCCACGTGACGAACGCCACGACTGGGAAGCTGAACATGTACTTCGGAAACATCTCGCTGAACGGAAAGCTCTATCGCCTAGGAGAAGGCAACAACGACGACTCTTCAGCTATTCACATGAAGATAGTGACTCGCCCGTACTTCAGCAGCAATCCGCTGATCTGGAAGCTCTTCAAGAAAGCTGAGATCCAAGCAGCTGGAGACGGCAACGACTACAACTTCACCGTCGGAGCTATCTACGACTTGAGCAACGACGAGCAAGATCTCTTGCCTCTCTCGATGTTCACAGACGGATACGTGTACGACGGAATAGATTCCCTCTACGACACCGCGACTTACGCTGACGTTGAGCTTAAGCACCTAGAGTACTTCATGCACATGAAGGCCAAGTACCTACAGCTGATCTTCGAACAAGCTGACGCGAATGCCCCCATAGATCTCTACTCCTGGGGAATAGAAGCTTCGACCTTCGGACCTAACATCGGACCAAAACGCTAATGCGCCCAACAGAAAACAGATTTAACAATCCCGAGATCCAAGTCTTGTTCAAGACTTTCGCTGCAGTCCTAGCAAACGTCTCTTCAGACAACTTCAGAGCTGTAGAACTTACCGGGACTACAAACGCTACGGCGGACACCGCCTCTCGCTTCAAACACAATTTAGGAAAGATTCCAGCCTTCTGGTTTCCGCTAGAAGGCAGAGTTTACGTGCCGAGGAATGGCTTCTCAGACACAGAACTCGATTTACGATCTACAGAGAGCAGCGAAGCTTTTCGCATCCTCGTAGTCGCTTAGGAGGCAAAGTGGGAAACGGAAAAACAGGGACGCCAGATCAGGCGCTCCAACATTATTACAACGGGGCTCTTAGTCAAACTAAGCAAACCGTTTTCATCGGCAAAGGCAACTTGTACGGATACGAATTCGAGAACAACAGTGCGACAGATACTGTCTATCTCCAGTTCTTCGACAAGCTCATCGCTGACGTAACTGTAGGAACTACAACTCCTGACTTTACGTTCATGGTTCCAGCCGGAGCATGTTTCGGCAAAGACGCACAACAGTTCGTAGTTCACTACTTCGGAATCGGTTGCGTAGTCGCTTGCACATCTACGCGCACGGGCGGATCTGCCCCTGCCGCCAACAGCACGGTCCACTTGTGGTCTTGGCTCGGTCCGCAAATCTAGTCCTCAGTTAGGAGACATTCATGTCTACTCTTGCAGTAACAAACACGTTCGTCGCAGGTACGATCATAACTGCTTCTGGCCACAACCAGAACTTTTCTGACATCATTGCCTGGGCTAACGGTAACATCGGCTCTGACAACTTAGATACGTTGACGGACACAGTTACCTGGAACGTTACTACTAACGTCCTGGGACTGGACATCACTAACGTAGGAACTGAAGGTTCCATCAAGATCATCCACAACGCTACCCTTGCCTCAGGGAAGAGCGTGATCTCGATGACTTCTAGCTCGGCTCAGACTGTCGGACTAGCTCTTGTGAACTTTGCAGCTTCTTCTGCTTCAAACGGAATACCAGTCCTAAGGATCTCGGACGCAGGAGCCGGAGGCTCCGCCTTCTCGGTTCTCAGTACCACGAAGCCAAGTATCCCAGCTCCTAAAGTAACAACTGTTCAAAGAAACGCTATGACGGCTCTTGCTGAAGGTATGGAGATTTACAACTCCACTACTAAGCGCAAAGAGATCTATGACGGTACAAACTGGGTAGATTCCGCAGGAAGAACCGGAGAAATCGTAGACTACGGCGGAGGAGTTATTCCTCCAGATCGGATCTTAGCTGATGGAAGTGTCAAAGTACGAACGGACTATCCTGCTCTATTTGCAAGGTATGGAACTACCTACAACACTGGCGGAGAAGCTGGAACTGACTTCAGAATTCCTGATTGTGCTGGTAGAGCTACGATCGGCGTAGGAACCGGGAGTGGACTTACAGCGCGAGCCCTTGGAGACAAGGTTGGAGCAGAGACTCACGTGCTGACTTTAGCCGAGATTCCAGAACATGATCATGGTGGCGGTGGGGATCATACTCATAACGCAAGTGCCGACAATGCCGGAGGCCATCAACATAACATCAAGTCGGATGGATCAGGCGGAGTTATCGGTTACGCACTCTCGGGAGCTTCTGCAGGCAACAGCACAGCTTACAACGATTCAGCTGGACTCCATGCCCATAATATCTCAGTTTCCATGTCTGGAGCCCTAGTAACCAACGAAGGCAGCGACGATCCACACAACAACATGCAGCCAAGTATAGCCTTCAACAAGTGCATAATCATCTAACTAATTGACTTTTAACGCATTGCGTGTTATAATAGAGAAATCCTTTGTCTATAAACCCTAAATTGTGTGCTACTAAGACAGTCCGAATGGCTCCCGTTACAGCCCATGTGGTCCCAAGTATCGTGAAGTGGGCTGAGAACCCCTCTAATAGCGAGTTCTTTAGGCGCTGTCCCCCTCTGATGAACTGGTTGACCCCTGAGGTAGCCTTGGCTCTCTGGGGATCGTCTTGGGTCATTTTAGAGGACGACATGCCTGTAGGCTTAGTGACTATGGCTAACCTCGAGCAAAGCTCTCGGTCCTGCGAGTACGGGATCTTGGTGGACAAAGAGGCTTCTAGCCATCCTAGGTTCACGATCGACACTGTCTATCACGAGGCATTAGAACATGCCTTCGACTACTGCAACCTGCACAAAGTTTACGTAAAGATCTTAGATACCCGTGAGAAGCTGGCAGCTATCGCTGCCTCTTTCGGCTTCTCTCAAGAAGCTGTCCTCCGCGACAGCATCTTCTACAAGGGCGAATACAGGAACGAGATCCTCTTGTCCTGTTTGAAGCTCGAATACCGTCGGCGCTCTTAGCGCCTCCGCAGTACCAAGGAAAAATCAAATGGCATTTCTAGCCCCGTTACTCGGGAGCACTGCTGGTCAGGCGGCAGTCGGCATGGCTGCACAGCCCTCTCAGCCTATTCAGAAACCAGCTTTAGCTCAGACTAATCCGCCGACCCCAGTCGTAGGAAGTCCTCTTGCTCAAGTCGGATTTCAAGCTCCAGCCGCTCCTCAAGGACCGCCAGGCGATTGGTCCAAATTTTTAGAAGAACTTATGAAGAACAAGGTCGCCTAAGCGACCCTCGAAAAGGAACTCACCATGGGTGGAATAACAGACTCTGTACTAGGCAAGAAAGAGAACACACAGCAACAGTCCTATGGGACTCAGTTCACTAACTTCCAGCAGCCAGATGCGAATGCGATCAGGTCTCAGCAAGGAAACGTGATCGGAGCTGCAAACCAGTTCTCTGGATTCGCAAACCAACTAGCAGGGCAGGGACTTCAGAACGTTCAAGGGATCAACACGAACTTCTCGCAGTTCAATCCTAACCTGAACACGAACTTTGCTCAGTTCAACCCGACGCAGGGACTAGATGCTCAAAGTCAGCAGCTGATGTCTCAAGAGATGGGGAACCGTGCAGCTGCTCAGAACACGCAAGCCGGTCAGATCTCTCAGCAGTTCAGGAACAACCCTGCACTTGCAGCGATCCTAAACAGCCAGAACGCAGCTGTCGGACAGCTGAACAACAACCCTCTCGCGTTTCAAGCAGGACAGAATCAGCAACAAAGAGAGCTTGGAACTTTCCAAGCTAACCAGGGCGCTCAGCAACTAGGAAACCAAGCACAGTTAGCCCAGAGTCAGCAGCTTGCTCAGCTCTTAGGAATGGGGAATCAGGCGCAGCAGCAACAGCTAAGCGGCCTTGGACAAGTCCTAGGTTTCGCTGGCCAAGGTGCTCAGTCTCAAAATGCTCTTCTACAGAGCTTAGCGCAGATCGGACAAATGTTCGGACAGCAAGTCAGCAGCAGCGAGCAATCTTCTCAGTCTGGAGCTCCAGGTCTCTTAGAGAGAACTATGGGGTTCGATCCAGCTGCTCTCGTAAACAAATACAACCCGATAGCTCAAGCCGGAGCCAACGCTACGAAGAAGTAAGGTATTTCTATGGGTGCAAAACTCTTCGAAACATTAGGATCTATACAGCAGCTGGGGAACGGCGACTTCGCTGGCTTTGCTAAGAACATGCAAGCTCAGAAGCAACTGGATATCAACAAGCAAGTTGGTTCTCAACTGTATACCGAGATCGAATCTAAAAACAAAGTAAAGCCTGAAGAGCTTCAGGCTCTGAAGGGCTTGGCTGATCAAGGTAACTTAGAACCGCTCAGAGCTTCCTACAACTTCTTAGTCTCTAAAGAAGAGAACACGAAGAAGGAAGAAGATCGAAAAGCTCTGGAATCTGCTTCTGAGAAGCTCATTCAGAGCATGGGAAAACAGCTTAATCCCGCTCAGCAAGAGTACATCAGAGCTCTCAACTTGCACAACCCTACTGCGAGCGCCTCTGCTCTGTCAGCAATGCTTTCTAAGGCTAGCGGAGAAACTGCCAAGAAAGAAACCGCAGTCACAGACTTGATCGGTGGAAAAGAGAAGAAAGCTAAAGAAGGACTCAAAGGCTTACAGAAAGAGTATGGTGGCCCGATTCCTACCGAACCAAGCTTTGTAGAGTCGATCACGACATCTCTGGGCCTACAACATCCAACTACAGGTCTCAGAAACCAACAGCAGTCCTTTGAGCAACAACTTAAAAGTTTAGAAGAAGAAAAAACTAAGATCAAAACTGGCCAAGCAGGACGATCCACGTTTAGTCCGGCGGTCCCAGTTCCTCCTGTAGCTCAAGACACAGTCAGAATTCAAGCTTCCGACGGAAGCATGCACACACTCCCAAAAGCATCTTTGAAAGCAGCACAAAAACGCGATCCTGGGCTCAAGATCATTCAATAGGTGTTAGATGGCCGATTTCTCAGATTTAGGCGGACAACCTCTTAATTTAGAAGAGGACAAGAACAAGCCTAAGGTCGACTTCTCCGATCTTGGAGGCGTCGCCGTGCAAGCTGAGGGAAGTAACCTCACACCCCTGCCGCCTTCTGCCGAAGGCCAACAACTCACCCAAATTGCAGACAAGGAACTCTCCTCTTTCCAACAAGGAAGAGACGAATTCGCTAAGCAGTTCATCAACAAGATTACTGTAGTTCCTAGAGTCATGAACCAGCTGAGAACTCAGCAGGCTACATCTCTTCTTCCTCCAGATGCACGTCAGATCGCACAAGGTGAAGAAGGAAAGATGCAGGATGCAGTTCCTCTTCTCTTGAAAGAGAAGGAAGCAAAGGGAGCAGCGGGCACCGCAGGTGCCTTCTTAGGAATGGCTCTTGAGCCAGTAACTATGCTCTCTGCTGGGATAGGCGGCAAGGTTGCTGAAGTAGGTGTTGAAAAGCTCTTAGCTCAGAAGGCAGAAAAAGTAGCAGCTGATGCAGCTCTCTTCCAAGCTCGAAATCAGATCAACCGCCAAGCAGCCGATCAAGCAGTCGCAATCCTTTCGAAACAGAACTTACTTAGAGGCGCTGTAGAAGGCGCTGGCAGCGGAGCTGCCGCAGGACTAGTCAGCGGAGCACTTGATAACCAGGACCAAGGCCGCTCTGGAAACGATGCTCTCATGCATCTCATGAAGACGACTGCTGGAGGAACCGGGATCGGACTCTTAGGCGGATCCGCAGCAACATACCTCGGGCCCAACCGTCAGCTCAGAAAGACCGCAGGAGAGATCCCAGGATCTAAAACTGTAGTTCAGACCCCTGCTACTGCTGAGATCTCAGCACAGTTAGATCAGCTAGTCTTAGATT